AATAATAATTTAATCAATAATAATTTAATCAATAATAATTTAATCAATAATAATTTAATCAATAATAATTTAATCAATCATAATATCCTAAATTTATTATCCGATATTGATAATACCGAAATTATTATCAATAAACAAAATAATATCAATAATATTCTCATTCAAAAATATAAAAATGATCTTAATATCATCATATCTAATTATTTTTTAATCTCTAAAAAAATTTTTAATTAATATTCTTCTTCACTCATATCTGAATAAGTAGTTTCTCCATTCATATCTACTTCCCCCATCAATTCTGCAAGTGACATATTTTTCTTCATATCAAAAATACTTATTTCTTCTTCTAGCCAATCATCATGTTCATAATCTTTTTCTGTATAATATCCTAGATTTTTTGTCTCCTCCTCATACATCTTCATTCTCGTTCTAAATTCTATTTCTTTCTTTATATTAATTTCATTCTTAATATATTCATATTCATCTTCATCTTTATTTTCATCTTGATTAATAAATTTCTCCTTAAATATACTTTGCATATCAGAAATACTATAAATATTATAAGGTTTATAATCACTATTACCTAGTATTATATTCTCAAATATATTACTAGGATTACTATTTTTGGTGTCTTGGATTGTATATTTGAAGCCAAAGCTAGCCTTTCCTAGTTCGGTTATATACTCTGGATATAGGCTTATAATGTTTATAGCCTCCTTTGGAATAGATAGTCTACTGGCACAATATCTAGTGATAATAGCGGTCATTTGTGTATATTATATATATTATATATACTCTAATATATTTAAAATTTCAATTATTTTTGATTTGTCATATTCCTCATAATTATTCACTATCTTATATACTATCATATCTATATCACTTATTATATCTAATTTCCTCTTATATTCATCTATTTTTTCTTTATTTTCATTATTATCAATTAAATCAATATAATAATTTTCTTTTTGTTGTATTAATTCTGTAATAATATCAATTTCACTTTTATTATTATTATTATTATTATATTGAATATTTAATTCTCTTATTTCTTTTATATCTTCTTCTATAATTTCTTTATTTATATTTTTATTTGTTAATATTTTTATTATTAAGTCATTGCTCTTTTCTAATATATTATTTATTTTTTCTTTATCATTTATTATTTTCATTTTTAATATATTATTATATCTTTCTATTATCTCTTTTATTTCTTGTATATATTCTATATATTTCTTTTCATCTTCTCCATATATCTCTACAAATTTCTTTTCTTTATTTTCATCCTCATAATTTTCTATTTTGTCTATTTTATTTTTCTCATCTATCTTTTCCCTCTTATATATAAATATTCCATAACTGTTTTTTATATCCTCCTTCAAATCTATATACTTTTCTATTTCTATATTGTAATAATTATCTTTATTCTTCTCTAACCACTCTAATACTTCATTTATATTCTCTATTATCTCATTCTTCTTTATCTCATCCATATTTAATTCCTCATTGTTTTTAATATTATCATATATTAATTTACACATCTCCTCTATATTTATATAATATTCTAATTTCTTCCTATTATTCTTATCTATATTATCCATCTTCTTCGCATTCTCTACTATCTCCTCCAATTTTTCTTTACTTAAATTCTGTTTATTATATGAAACCATCAAACTATTCTTATTTAATGCATTCTTTAAATCTTGCGCTCTTATCTTTATTATTCCATTATTATCTATCTCAAATGTTATCTCTATTTCTGGTATCCCCTTTGGCTCCTTCTCTATTCCACTTAATTTAAATTCTCCTATCAAATAATTATCTTTTGTCATTATCCTTTCTCCCTCATATATTTTTATCTCTATCTCCTCCATATCATCTGTATCTGTCGTATATTTCTTTACCTTCTTTGTAGGTATTATACTGTTTCTTGCTATTAATACATCCATTATTCCTCCTGTTGTCTCTATTCCTATCGATAATGATGTTCTATCTATCAATAATATTTTATCATTTATATTATCTTTATTTAATATCATATATCCTAATATACTCGCTCCTATTGCTACTACATTATCCGGATTTATTGAATAATTTAATTCATTATTAAAATATCTCTCTAATGTATATCTTATTATTGGTACTCTTGTCATCCCTCCTACTAATATTATATCATCTAATTCTTCTTTATTTAGTTCTAAATCATATAATAATTCATTAATTAAATTTACTATTGAATATATTAAATTATTAATTAATTCATTAAACTTTTCTCTACTTATTTCTATTTTTAAATTTTTATTCTTATAAAAATTATTTATTATTATTCCCGATTTTGTATTATTTGTTAATGATATCTTACATAACTCACTTAAATATTTTAATTTCTGTAAATTATCTTCATCCACTTTTTCTATAAAATCATCGTATTCTATATTATTCTTCTCTATAAATTCCATTATGCAATATTCCATTATCTTATTGTCAAAATCACTACCTCCTAAATTACTATTTCCACTACTACCTATCACCTCCATTATTATCTCCTCTTCCCTTATTATATTTAATACACTTATATCTAATGTACCACCTCCTAAATCTATCACCATTATGTTTTTTATATTTTTATCTCTTTTTTTATTATTATTATTATCATCATTATTATCATCATTATCATTATAATTAATATTATTAGAATTAATAGAATTAATAGAATTAATAGAATTATTAGAATTATTAGAATTATTAGAATTATTAGAATTATTAGAATTAATAGAATTATTAGAATTATTATAACCATAAGCGATAGCGGCGGCGGTAGGTTCATTAATAAGTCTTAAAACGGTAAAATTAGCATTTTCTGCAGATTTTTTGATGGTTTCACGTTGAATTTCGTTAAAATAAGCGGGAACAGATATAATAACATTATCAATATTAAAATCTTGATTTATAATATTTTTTAAAAAATTATAAGTGATAGATTTAAAAGACATAAATATATGAGTGGCAATTTCTTCGACATAGAATTCTTTATTATCATTATTAACAATTAAAATATTATCATTATCATCAGATTTAATATTATAAGCGAGTAATTTTTTAAAATCGTCAGATAAAGAAGAATATTTTTTACCAATAAGTTTTTTGATTTCATAAATAGTAAAAGAGTTATTATTAATATCTTTTCTAATATATGCTGATTTCCCTATTATTTTTCTATTATCATTAATTTCAATAATAGTGGGAATAATATTATTACCGTCTATATCTTGAACTAAAATATTTTGATTTTTATACCAAACAGAAATACAAGAATTAGATGTACCAAAATCAATACCTAAACATAAATTTATCATATATATTATATTTAAAAATTATTTTTATTCTTTAAATTATATTATAATGACGGGAGGATTAATTCAAATAGTATCATATGGAAATCAAGATATAATGTTAACGGGAAATCCGGAAATAACTTTTTTTAAGTATATATACAGAAGATATACAAATTTTGGAAAAACATATATTACTATTCCATTTAATAATGAAGTAAATTTTAATAGTGTTATTTCTGCAGATATACCAAAAACAGGAGATTTATTAGCAAAAACAATTTTACATATAAAAACGCCATCATTTAATTTAAATTTTTTAAATGATTATATAAATAAAAATGTTGATATCACAAGTTATATTAATAACGAAAAAGAAACTTATTATAAATATTATGATTTTTTTATTGTTTTTAAAGATAAACTTAATAATGTTATTAATTCCTTTTTTTCTGATTATGATGAAACTTCTATTACTTTTATTAATGATTTAGATAATTATATTAAAAAATATATTAATAATGATGAATTTTTTCAATATTTCTCTATTATAGACTTTATTTTTAATAATTTTATCTCTTCCGAATTAGATAAAAAAATTAATTTCAATTTATTATACTTCAAAAATGCTTCTCTATACAAAATTCAAAATAATCTTAATCTTATTTTTATCTATAAGAATTTTGATAATATTAATTTTAATCTTTTTAAAAATGCAGTATATTCAAATCTTGATATTTTATTAGAACTTAATAATATATTTTATAATATAATTACTGATATTACTAAAAATATTAATAATATTACAATGGCTTGGATAGATAAATTAGCAATATTTTTATTTGATACATTTGAATTATCTATCGGTTCACAAAGCTATAATTTATTTTCAGCTGATTATGTTAATATTAATAATGATTTATATAATGCTAATAGAAGATTATTTAATAATGTAATAGGTAATAATTTAAATTTAACTCAATTTACATTAAATAAATCTTCATATGATATTTATCTTAATATTCCATTTTGGTTTTCTCGTAATTATGGATTAGCTATTCCTTTAATAGCTCTTCAATATAATGATATAAATATTAAATTAAAATTAAAAAAATTAATAGATTGTGTGCATTTTTCTTTACCAAAATCATTTAATAAATTTATAACAAATGAAATATTAGCAAAAATAACAGATATATTTTTATCAAATGTAAATGAAATATTTACAACTAAATTACAAATTAATTTAATATGTGAATATATTTATTTAGATTCTGCAGAAAGAAAAAAATTCGCTCAATCTTCTCACGAATATTTAATTACACAAATTCAAGAAATAGATTTTAGAAATACTTCTGTTATTAATAATAATTTTGATTTAGAATTCTTCCATTGTTGTAAAGAATTATATTGGTTCTCTAAACAAAATAAATATTTTAATAATATCATCGGTAATAATCTTTATTCTAAATATGATATTGATTACACTAATAAAAATTATACTATTAATAATAATTTATATCTTGATTATCTAAATATTTTACATAATCCTTTCATTAAATTTGATTATTATAAATTTATTTCTGGTTTATTATTCTTTAATAATTATATTTATAATAATTTTACTAATTATTCTAATGATGTAAATTTACTTTTAACTAAAACTTATAACAAAATTCCTTCTATTAATAATGCATCTATTATATTAAATGGTGTAAATTTAACTGATTTTGATAATAATTTTTATAATTTCTTACATCCTTATTTATATTATAATAGTATTCCCAGTTATGGAGTAAATATTTATAGTTTCTCTTTAAATCCTATTGAAACACAACCAGCTGGTAGTTGTAATTTTAGTAGAATTCCTAAATTAAATATTAAATTAGATATTTATAATACTAATAATAGTGATAATTTATATAATTTAAATGATTATAATTTGAATTTAGAAGCTTATAATAATTTAAATATAATTAATAAAAATATAGATAATTTAAATGTAAATTTAAATGATTTTCAAACAAAATTTATTTGTGTTAATTATAATGTTTTAAGAATTGTTGGAGGTATCGCTGGTATTGCTTTCACTTATAATTAATAATATTTTGATATTTTTAATAATAATTATATAAGAATTTTAATAATAATTATA